TCGCCGCTTTCGTTGACCTTCAACAGCTGCGGCGCCTCGCCCATCTGCACCCGGTGCATGGCCTTGAAGTCGGTGGCGAGCACCTGGCGACAGAAGGCCAGAAAGGTGCGGGGATAGGCTTCGTAGGCTTGGCGCAGGGTCTTGTTGGTGACCGCCGCCAGGATCTCCGGGAAGTCGGAGGTCGAGTGCAGGGCCCGCGTCGCGACCTCGTCCCGCGACATGCCGCGGGTGTTGACGCCGGCCTCGCCGAGGCTTTCGCGGGCGAACTCCATCAGCGTCATGCCCCGAAACTGCCGGGCGGCGTCGGTAAGCTGGAACAGGGTCGGGCTGTAGCGGTGCAGAAGCGCATTGGCAGCCGCATCGCGCCGCGTCACCCGCTCGTCCTGACCTCCAAGCGGTACCGCGACGTGGCCAAAGGTCCGCGTCTGATCGGATGATTCAGCGAGGGTATCGAGAATCTGCCGACGCGCCTCGTCGAGGCCGACACCGCGTTTCACCAGATCGTCGGCGACGCTACGTTCCAGCCCAAGACGCGACGTCAGATCATAGATGGTCGACGCCCGCTGGCGTTCGTTGGCCCGCGCCTCGGTGACGAGCGCCTCCGCGTCGGGCTTCGGCTGCTCTTTGGTCTTCAGAGGCTTTTTCGGGCTGCGGGTTTCCGCGGACTCCGTTTCGTCCGGCGATTCCGCTTCCTCGACGACTTCGGCGGCCTCGTCGGTTTCGATGTCTTCGTCATGCATGGTGCTGGTCCTTTCGGTCTTTGGACCCGCGCCGGCACGATGCACGACGCAGGCGTGAAGGGTTTCGGTGGAACGGAAGCCGGCGGCCGGATCGGCGCCGACCGGCACGGCGGAGATCTCGAAAGGTGTCCAGTCGACGGCGCGCCATAGCTCGCGGCCACCCTCGGGCTTGGACACCTCGTAGCGATGGACCTGATAGCCGATAGAAACCGCGCGGATATGGCCCGCCTGGATGTCGCGCCAGATGGCCTCGACATCCTCGCGCTCGCTGAGACGCACGGTGGCGACACCGCGCCCGTTCTCGATCCGCGCGGAGTCGGGCGCGACGGAGCCGATCACGGCATCGAGCTCGGTCAGCTCGTGCACCCTCAGGAAGGGCGCGCCGGCATTCAGCCGCTCGAGCCGGACATGCGCCGGATCGAGGCTCAGTTCCTCGTCATAGGCGTCGCCGAAGAAAGGCACGCGACGCACCCGTGCGCCCGTCGACCAGACCACCTCGACGGTACGGGCCTCGCTGTCGACGGATCCCGGCGCGAGTTCGGCCATCCGGCGAAGCGCCGACAGTTCGATCGTTTGGTCCATCTCGATTCCTTGATTGTCAGTCGTTGGCGATCAGCCGCAGGTCGGGTTCGTCCTCGTCCTGCTAATCGGAGGCATCCGCTGTCTCGGTGCTCTGGGCGGACCCCGTCTTGGTGACCCGCCTGGGATCGGTGTCCAGCACGATGCCGAGCTCATCGAGCTTGGCGTTGGTCGCGGCGATCTCGGCCAGCACCGCGTCGGGATTGCGGCCCTTGCGGGCGATAGCCTCGGCAAGCGTCTCGGTGCCGGAGCGAATGGCCAGAAGGTCCGCCATGGCGTCCTTCTGCGGATCGACCGCCTCAAACTTGGGCGGCGACCACTCGACCCGGACGATGGGCTCGCGGATATGCCCCGCTGCCCAGGCGGCCTCGGTGAACCAGTTCCAGACCCGGTCGCAGAAAAGGGGCACGAACAGCTGCCACTGCACCGCGTCGATCATGCGGCGGAACTCGACCAGCCCCGCTCGGATCGAGGAATAATTGACCTGGGAGAGGTCCCCGGTGAGCAGCTCGTAGGGCACACGGAACCCCGCTGCGACGGTGTGCAGGCTGGCCCGCTTATATTCGGCATAGCCGCCGGTCGCCGCCGGCTGGTTGAAACGGATCTCTTTGCCGCCACGGGCGTAGGCGATAAGCCCGGGCTCAAACTGCTCGACGCGGTTGCCATCCGCATCCACCACCGTGGGCGCGATCCCCTGTTCCGCTTCATCGGCGCCGAACACGATCGCAGTCACGCAGGCCTCGGTCTTCTTGCGCACGATCTCAGCAATCTCGTAGTCGTCAAGATCGCGCAACGATCGGATCACCGGCGCGCCCCAGGGAACGCCGCGTGCCTGAGTCCGCTGTTTCTCGTAGACGTGGGCGATCTCGGCGGCCGGCACGGCGACGCTTTTGAAGCCACCCTGCAGCGCCCCAAAGGCATCGCCCGGATGGCGGGCGTACAGCCAGTAGGCGCGGCGGCGACCAATGGCATCGAACTCGACCCCCTGAACCGCTTGTCCCGACCCGACCTCCCCGTTCTTCGTGTTGTCGAGAAAGTCTGCCTCGAGCACCTGGACCTGGACCGGAATGGCCAAGCCGTCCGCGGCGCGACGGGGGCGACGACGGACAAGGACCTCGCCGCCTTCGATCATCTCCCGGCACACGAGGGTCTGCAGGCCATAGAAGTCGAGCTGCCCATCGGCATCGCAACTGCGAGCCCAGGCTTCCCAGAGTTCGTTGACCGTCCGGTCGAGCCGGTCGTCGCCCGACGCCGCGCGCGGCATGATGCCGGCGCCGACGATGTTGTTGACCAGCACGGCGACCGCTTTGGCGACATGCGGATTGTTGCGCACGAGATCGCGCATGCGATCTCGGAGCAGTGCTCCAGCCGTCGCGATCTCGGTATCCGCCGAGGTGCCGGGCGAACGCCAGCCGTCCGTCGTCCGCGAGCCGCGCCCTCGTAACCACGTGCGAGTCCCTCGAAGGCCTGCCGCGCTAGCAGGCGTCGTGTCGCCGTCCGGGGCGAGACCATGGCGATCGCCCGGTCGAACCAGGTTGCATGCATCAACGGTCCCCCCGGTTGAATCCGGCAAGTCCGGCGACGGGCGGAAGATTGCCGGCGCCCGTCATCGCGCGCTCGATGGTGCGGATCCGACCCAGCAGGTCGTCGGCCGAGCCGTACTCGACGGATTTCCCGTCATAGCTGACCCGCAGCGTTCCGCTCGCATAGGCGCGCTTCAACGCCGCCAGTTCGGTTTCCGTCCAGTCACTCACCCGAGCCATCCTTCATTTCGGCCGAACCATTCCGAGCGCCGCTTGCCCTTGGGCTCTGGCGACACGCGATTCACGACGCCGGCCGTCGCCTCGTCTTCGGAAGGCACGCCGAGCTGTTCCTCCAGGTCCTGCCATTTGGCATCCGACCAACGGTCGGCGCCGGCGATCCAGGCGGCGGCGCGGGCGTAGACCCGACAGTCGAGCGCCTCGTTCCGTTCCCTGAGCTTTTGCCATTCCAGCCGGGCGAAGCCTCGTTTGGTGCGTACCGTGACCAGCTGCTCGGCGACGAGCTGCTTGAGCCACTCGGCATCGACCCAGCCGGGCAGATGCACCGTGCCGGCCGGAAAGCGCGCACCGTTTTCCAGATCTTCGTCGGTTGGACGTTCGAGCCTGAGAAAGCGGTAGGTCTCGGCCTTGAAGGTCGAAACCGCGACCGTCCAGAGCCGTGCACCGCGGCGCAGACGCTTGCCGGCATCGGTTGCGTCCACATAGGTCGGCCCCGAAACCGGACTCGCCCGGTTGAATCCCTCAACGCCCTTGATCGGCGCGACTTGCGCAAAACCTTGGCGGCGCGCCCAGGAGTAGACGGCTGGCGCTTCGTATCCGGTGTCGATCGCGAGCTTGGCGATCTTCAGATGGGCGCCGCGCTCATGCAGCCAAGTTCGATCCAGGAGTCGGGCGAGGGCTTCCCAGGCTTGCTCGCGTTCCGGCCCACCCTCGATCACGACATGATCGACAAGCCAACTCTCGAGCTCCCGGCCCCAGGCCCACACGTCGATCTCTGTGCGGTCCTTCTGGACGTCGGCGCCGGCGGTCAGAAACAGACCACCCGACGGAATTGAGCTCGCTTTCCAGCGCTCGCGTCGGTCATAGAGGCGTTGCCAATCCGGGGCTTCGCCTGTCTCGACCCAAGTCTCGCCCAGCACGGTGTTGCGGAAGGCCCGAATGGCCTCGTCTGACCCCTGAGCCGCCTCCCACGATCGCCCGATACGCTCCCAGGACAGCCACCCGACCGGCGAATAGAGCGCCGACAGGTGAAACCCGATGGTCGATGGATCGACCGCTTCGGCCGTACCCCGCCACTCGCCCGCCTCGAGCATCCTCGTCTTGTGATGCTCCGCGATGGGTTCCTCACAGGCGGCGCAGTGGTAGGCAGCCGTCTCCGGCTGTCCCTTCTCCCAGCGCAACCGCTCGAACTCGAGCCATTGCATGTGCCCGCAATGGGGACAGGGCACAAAGTATCGCCTCTGGTCCAAAGCCTCGTATTCCCGCTCGATTCGGGAGAGCCCACGGACCGTCGGTGTGGAAACCAGAAACACCTTGCGCCGATGCGCGAAGGTGAGGGAGCGGGCCTCGGCCAGTGTGACCGGATCCCCTTCCTCATCGGCGGAGGCCGGATAGACATCGACCTCATCGAGAAAGATGTAGCGGGCCGGCGTCGAGCGCAGACCGACGGCCGAGTTCGCCCCGGTCATGATCAGAATGCCGCCGGCGAATTCCTTCGACAGCATAGTGTTGCCCGCGTCCCGCGAACGCGCTGGTTTCACCCGATCCCTGAGCGACGCGCTTTCCTCGATCAGGGGATCGATACGCTGCCGCGAGTTGCGTTTGGCCAGCTCCACCGTCGGCTGGACAGCCAATGCAGGTCCTGGCGCCTGGTGGATGATGAAACCAATCCAGTTGTTGCCGGCCTCGGTGGCGCCCACCTGGGCGGCTTTCATGAACACGATCCGCTGCGCCGAATGACTCGGCGAGAGCGCATCCATGATGTCCTTCATGTAGGGCGTGCGTTCTGTGCGGTATCGGCCAGGCTCGGCCGAGGCCCGAGCCGCCAACATGCGATGCCGGTTCGCCCATTCGGAAACCGTCAGCCAGGGATCCGGCTCCAGGCCGGCGCCCCAGGCGCGTAGCAGAGCTTCCGCTCCGTCGAACGCGAACAGATCATCTTTCGCCTCAGAGGAGGTCGAGCCGAACCTCGGCGAGTTCGTCGAGGTGGGCGCGGACATGAGCCTCCAGAACTTGCTTGCCTCCAGACCGAGTTCGGCCGCCATCAGCGCCGCCGCGCGCGCGGGCCAGTTCACCCACGCGTCCCGCTCTTCGCGCGCCAGACGGAAAAACAACGTGGTCGCGCGGGACCGATCCACGAGTTCGCCCTTCAGCTGCTGTAGTTTGAGCCTGCGCTCCTGCGCTTTCAGAACCTCGTTGGCGGTCTTGGCCTGCAGGAACGTTGTCCCGCCGCCGGTCGATGGCGTGGTCAGGCCTTGTTCGCGAAGCGTATCGCCGACGGCGGAGAGCGCCGTGTCCGGCACCGGCTTCAGTTTCTTCGCCGCGCCACTCTTCCGTTGTTTGGAAGGGTCGGTCATCTCCGCGCGACGGCGATCCGAAGCGGGTGCGTCGATGGAGCCGTCCTCGAACAGGACGAGCCTGCCGGCGGCTTTCGCCTTTTGGATTGCGCCACGCGACAGCCCGACATGGGCGGCGTACTGGCGCTCGCTCATGCCCTGCATGCCGCCCCCGAAAAAGCAATGAAATGATGCACTTATTCACTTGATGGTGTCGGCGATCGGAGCGTGTATGGCGTCACCATCAACGACGGAGCCGAACGATGACCGACGCGATACCGAGCACCCGCAACACGGATTGGGGCTTCTTCGGCACCATCGCCCACCGCGCTGACGCCGATGTCGCCTGGCCCATGGCGATGGAAGCAGTGGGGCGGGCGACCGCATGCCCCGAGACCGCGGTTTGCGACTTTCTCGACAGCCGCTACGGCCGGCATTTCGCGGACGACGTCGCGAACGGCTTGCACGCCGGATTGGCGCTGCGGTCCGCGATCGACACCGCCGTCGAGCGCTGGATGGGCTGGACGATCAGCCGCCGCACAGGACGCGAAACCGGAATTCCGCGCGGACTTCCCTACCTCACCGGCCTCGTCACCCACTGCGAGATCGAGGCCGAAGCGTTCGACTGAACCACCGCATTAATGGCCTCTGGCCCCGCGCCGCTAGCGGCCGGGGCTCCGGGCGGTAGGAGAGGCGCGATGGGCGCGCCTCCCGAGAACCCGGAGGTCAGTCATGAACCAGATCCAGCTTTCCGATACGCAAGCCGTCATTCTCAGCGCAGCCTGCGCCCGCGACGACGGTCTCGTATTTCCCGTCACTGCCAAGATCAAGGGTGGAGCAGTCGGCAATTGTCTCAAGAGCCTTCTCAAGCGTGGCCTGATCGAGGAACTGCCGGCGAACGATCCCGGACACCGGTGCGTCAGGCGACAATCCCGCACCGCAGAAGGTTCAGCGCAGGGGAAGTAAGCAGGCTCTCCTCATCGAAATGCTGGAGGTGCCGGAAGGCGCAACGATCCAGCAGGTCGTCGATGCCACCGGTTGGCAGCCCCATACGGTACGCGGCGCGATCGCCGGCGCGCTCAAGAAGAAGCTCGGCCTGAATGTCGTGTCCGAAAAGATCGAAGGCCGCGGCAGGGTCTATCGCATCGAAGCGTAAGCAACGCCTGGACGGAAGGCGCCGCTCCTTCGCTGGGCGGCGCTTTCACGTTCTTGCCCTTCGCACACGAAACACCTCGAAAACACGGCGCAGCGAGTAGCTACGAACGATGGATGCCGCGGTGAAGATCGCGCCGATCAACAGATTGTCGGTTAAAGATGTTTGTAGCCCGAACAAGGGAAACACCACCATCTGCGCCATGACAGCGACGCCATAGCCGACGACGACATTGGTCACGGCCTCAACAAACGACATCGTACGCGACTGCTTCATGCTGATGCCCGTGCATTCCGTAGGTCATCGAACGTCCGGTCCTCGCCATCGAGAGCCGCGGGTTCACCAGTGAACTGCTGCCAGCGATCGACGGCGACATCGACATAGGCCGGGTTCAATTCGATCCCAAGACAAACGCGGCCGGTGGTTTCGGCTGCGATCAACGTCGTGCCCGAACCCATGAACGGCTCATAGATGGCCTGCCCTGGGCTCGAGTTGTTCAGGATCGGGCGGCGCATGCATTCGACGGGCTTCTGCGTGCCATGGACCGTCTCGGCGTCCTAATCGCGGTGGGCGATCTGCCAAAGCGTCGTTTGCTTACGGTCACCGGCCCAATGCCCTTTGCCCGTCTTTTTCACCGCATACCAGCAGGGCTCGTGCTGCCAATGGTAATCGCCGCGGCTCAGGACCAGGCGGTCTTTGGCCCAGATGATCTGGGAGCGAACATTGAAACCCGCGGCTTCGAGACTTTCGGCGACGACTGCCGCATGTAGCGCACCGTGCCAGACATAGGCGACGTCGCCCGGGAACAGCGTCCAGGCCTCACGCCAGTCGGCGCGATCGTCGTTCAGCACCTTGCCGGTGCGTTTGGTAGCGGCAGCGCCTGCCTTGTTCCGCCAGGCCGGATCGTAGTCCACGCCGTAGTATCCGTGTCGGTCAAGTGGCATTTGGGCTCCATTTCCTGTTGTCGCGAATGAGCGCGTTGGCCAGCACGATCAGCTTTCGCATGATGGCGGCGATGGCGACCTTCGAGGGCTTTCCTGCTTCCTTGAG